AGGTACTGTGGATTTACCAGCATTACGAGGTGCTGGCCGACGGCGAGTGGCCGCGCAAGTCCACCGGCTATATTGACAACCCCTTCGTGATAGCGCCGCGTCGGTTTGGCGGGGCATACTTCCAAGACGCCGCGGGGGTGCTGGCCGAGTTTCACACAAGGCTTGACCGATGCGGGCGCGACGGCCTGATAGTGTTCTACCATAAGTGCCTTGATTGGGACTTGGAGCATATCAAGACGCTGGCCAACATCAATCAGGAACGGCTTAACGAAACGGTGCAGCGGGTGACCGCCTACATCAGCGGCCGGCGCAAGCGGCGGTCATACGAAGAATATTGCCGGCATTGGTGACCATATTGCTGGGTGGTGTAACGATAGCACGCGGGGCTTTGACCTCCGAAATGCTGGTTTGACCCCAGCCCCAGCAACCAAATAAAAACGGGGGTGAAAAATGACACGTAGGGGCCGCCTTAATAGCCGCATTCCTGATTAGCTACCACTTGGCGGCGCGCCGGCATGCTTACTACTAGGGTGCGCAAGTTTCCGGGAACTTCACGCCTAGACTTCCCGAAAACATTTTCTACTAAACTTTCTATTGACACTCAAAATCGCTTTGTGGTACGCTAAATCCAGCGGGCGAAGTACGCCCAAAAGCCAATGAGAAGCCCTTCGCGGCGGGTAACCCCCCAGCCGCGGGGGCTTTTTTATTGGGCCGCTAGTGACCGGCGGCTTTCTTCACCCTCCTTTCGCTTTAGGGGGCGGGTCTGACCAGCCCGCCCCCGCCTACCAAGAACAATGTGCAAAAAATGCACAATGCTATATTCAGGAGTGACGCTATGCCCAAACCGAAGGGGTATGCCGGCGACATACCAGTGTACTGCGCGCATGACGAAATCGTGCCGGCCGACAAGCTGATGCCCAACCCGCGCAACCCGTACCAGCACCCCGATGCGCAGATTGCCTTGCTAGCCAAGATTATCGCGGGCAACGGCTGGCGCGCACCTGTAACCGTTTCAAAGCGTAGCGGCTTCATAGTGCGGGGTCATGCCCGCTTGATGGCCGCCGACGTGCTGGGGTGCCCTGTGCCGGTTGATTATCAGGATTATGCCGACGAAGCGGCCGAGCATGCCGACTTGCTGGCCGACAACCGGCTGGCAGAACTGGCCGAGTTTGACCGTAAGATAGGGGCCGACTTACTGGAAGACCTTGACGCTGGGGGGATAGACACCGACCTGACGGGCTTTGATGCGGGGGCGCTTGAGGAAATGCTAACCGCGGCCCCACCGCAGCAGCAGCCGCCGGAGAGGGAAAAGCCGACCCCATACCATGTGCACGTTTACGAGGTCGTGGCCATGCGGGAGTATGACTTGACGGGAAACAGCCCCAAGCTGGCCAAGGAAACGGCCTTGCGTAAGGCGGCCGACGTTAACGACGACGACGACGCTAAAAGCCCTGATTGCCAGTTTATCGCGGTAATACCGAAGGGCAATGACGGGGGCGGCGAATAAACAAAAAACCCCGCAACCGTTATGGTCAACGAAAACATAACAAGCGGCGGGGTTAATGTTAACAGAAACTAGACTGACAGTTTGGCATTGACTAGCCGGTTAAAGCTCACCTGAGACTCGGCGGCTTGAATTGCGAGTAGCCGGTGCGTTGCCGGGGTGGTGCGCACCACGAACTTGCCGGAGTAGCTTTTGAGCGCCAGCGGTTCGGGGATAGGCTCACCAGTGGCTTGCATATCCTGTATAACCTGTGCAACGGTTTCGCGGATACCACCTAGCGCCGCTTCGGGCGTAGGTGCCAACCAACTAAGGCTAGGAAATTCGGCGCACTGGCCGACGTACTCCCCGTCTTCGTCCGACCACGTAACGCGGTAGGTATATTTATCAGGCATCTTTTCCCCCCTTAAGCCCCCTGCGGGCCTATAACTTGTCTATGGCCTTGAGCACTTGCCGGACTTGGTATGCCTTGGCTTCCCCGTTGTCGTCCTGAATGTTAATGCGGGGGTCGCCCTTCCAAGGGGTCTTGTAAATCCGATGGCTGCCGGTGGTGCGGGGCTGGCCGAAGTAGTGGTCGCACACTTTGCAGAGGTCGGAGAACTTAACGCCCTTCGGGTTTTCCCTCATCTGTCCGGTTAGTTTCTCAATGCCTGACATGGTTATATAGTATCACTATTGATACTACTTGTCAAGGGGTTATACGTATATTCACGAAAAATATTTGCATGCAAAAACGGGGTTAATGATAGCAATAACGCACGGGGGTGATGTTATGGAAGGCGTAACGCCTGAGAAGGCTATTGCCGTATTAAACGAGATAAACCAACTGGATGCAACCGTATTGCCGGCACTGATAATGCACCGCGTGCCATGCAATGATGGCTTGGCCCAGCATCCGACGGTGCAAGTTGGCCTTGGGCCCGAACAATACGAGGTCGGTTTTTTGGGCATAATCAACGGCATCTTCGGTGCCAAGGAAGACGGCTGGGGATTTATCGCCGCTGTCTATGACGACGACGGCAAAATAAAACGCTTTGAGCTAATGACATAAAGGCCAACGACAATGGCAAAGAGTAAGCTAACGCCGGAACGGCAAGACGAGATTTGCAAATACATTCGGGCCGGCAATTATTACGAAGTGGCCGCACGGTGCGCGGGCATTGACAAGGCCACCTTTTACCGCTGGTTAGAGAAGGGCCAAGCCGAGGGCGCGCCCAAGCTATACCGCGACTTTTGCGACGCAGTTAAAAAGGCCCAAGACCAAGCCGAGGCCGAACGCGTGCTGCAAATCCGCAAGGTGGGCATGGGTGAAGCCACGGCCAAGGTGACCGAGTACAGAAACGCCAAGGGTGAAGTTATACGGGTTGTTACTGAGTATGTGCGGCCGGAGTGGCAAGCCCTAGCGTGGTTACAGGAACGCCAGCACCCCGAACGTTGGGCCAAGCGCGAACGGGTGCCGGTTGACAACGAAGGCAACGAAGTGAAACAGCAAGGGCCGGCGATTGTCTTTAACTTCCCGGACGGCACGGTGGTAAGGCCGCCGCGTAACGGTAATAACGGCAATGGGTACGGCGACATTGAGCACACCGCAAGCCAACCCAGCAGTAATTGACCTAATACAAGGTCAAGCCGACCTGCTGGCTGATTACCGCGCTGACGTGCTGGCCGCGATTGCCGGCACCGGCGGCGGTAAAACGGCCATGGGCATGTGGTACTTGGCCGACCGCATGCAGCTGTTTCCGGGGCATACTTGGGGGGTAGCTGAACCTACCTACCAGATGCTTGAAAAAATCATCCTGAACAGCCCCGACCCCGAACGGCCCGACCTGCTGAAATTCCTGACCGTCTTGGGCTTCGCGCCGGAGTACAAGGCTGTACCGCGCATCATCAAAACCAAGTACGGCGATATATACCTTGGCAGCGCCGACCGGCCCGATACGATGCAGGGGGCGGCGGTGCGGGGGTATTGGCTGGATGAAGCCGGCATGATGACGCTGGAAGCCTACCAGACGGCCATTCAGCGCGTCAGCTTCTATGAAGGCCAAGTGCTGCTTACCACGACCCCGTACAACCGCGGCTGGTTGAAGACCGAGGTTTGGGACAAGCAAGACGACGACGAGGTTAAATGCCGCCGCTGGCGGTCAATAGATAACCCTAAATTCCCTGAAGGCGCATACGACCGGGCCAAGCGGCGCATGTCAAAGCACCGGCACGCAATGATGTATGATGCGTCGTTTGAACGGCCCGAGGGCATGATTTACTACCCGTTTGACGACAGCAAGCACGTTGTTGAACCGTTTGCGATACCCGCTGGCTGGAAGCGCTACGTGGGCATGGACTTCGGGGCCGTTAACACGGTGGCCCTCTGGATTGCCGAGGCCCCCAAGCGCAAGGGCGAACGTGACCCTCGCCGCTACGTATACCGCGAATACTTGTCCGGGGGCCGTACGACCCGCGAGCATGCCGAAGCCTTACTGAAACTAAGCAAGGGGGAACGCATCCGGCGCATCGTTGGCGGCGCCCCCAGCGAAGACCAGTGGCGGCGTGACTTGCGCGAGGGAGGCTGGTACTGCATGCGGCCGCCGATTAAGGATGTTGAGGGTGGCATTGACCGGGTGGTGGGCCTGCACAAGACCGACAACTATTTCGTCTTCCGTAATTGCTCGCACTACTTGGCGCAGAAGCAAGACTACCGCCGTAAGCTGGACAACAATGGCTTGCCGACTGAGCAGATATTGGATAAGGAAAAATACCACGTCATGGACGCCGAACGCTACGCCGTCAGCTACATTACCGAGCATGGCGCGTGCGCACTTGAATACTGAGGGGGCGCAATATGCCGAACTTCAACACACTGTTTCAACGCCTGTGGGGCCGTTTCATCGGCTACCCGCTGGGGCGCGGGTCGCGCATGAACGAGTGGCAAATCCCGACGGGCTGGCAGTACGAGCGCTATTTACAGGCGTATGGGGAAGTAGGCTGGCTGTTTGGTGTGGTCAGCGTTATCGCAACCAGCGTGGCCGACCCTGACTGGCGGCTAGTGCGCAAGCGTAACGACAAGGTTGACGAGGTGGACAATCACCCGGCCCTTGACTTGCTGGACTATGTAAACCCGTTTCAGACCCGATACCAGTTTATGGAACTGCTGCAAACCTACGTGGGGTTGGTGGGTGAAGCGTTTATCGTGCTGAACTTTGACGGCCGGGGTATACCGGCCGAGATGTGGCTGGCGCCGCCGCAATTCATGCAGGTGGTGCCCAGCGCCGACAAGTACATTGACCATTACAACTTCAAGCGCGGCAACGAGGAACTGCGGCTGGAAATCCCCGAAGTAATACACATCATGTCACCCAACCCCGCCA